CCAAAGAAGTGTATTTCATGGGAGAAAATTAAACAAGCAGTTGATAAAGGGGTGGCTGACGAAGATCCATCAGCGCTAGAAAAATACGTTGGTGATTATGTGTTCAATCCAAAAAACGGTCAGACGGAAATTCCTCTTGGTCAACCTGTTGAAGTGAGGGAAATTGGCACCGGCTTTATGATGATTCGGCGTAAAACATTTGAGGAGTATGGTAAATTCTTTCCTCTCCAATCGTACAAACCTGATCATGTTAGGACTGCTGCTTTTGATGGATCACGTGAAATTATGGCATACTTCGATTGTATTATTGACCCTGAATCGAAGCGGTATCTATCAGAAGATTATATGTTTTGTTACAACGTTCAGAAAGCAAACATGAAAGTTTGGTTTTGTCCGTGGATGAAGCTGAGTCATGTGGGTTCATATGTTTTTGGTGGTAGTTTAGCAGATCTTGCATCGATTGGTGCTTCCGCGACAGCAGATTCTGGCAAGTTGGGTAAGAAATCATGACACGGTTAACTGACATTCACCCCGAGGCTGATAAACTTCAAGATGATCTAAACAATTTGATAGAGAGATACACGACTGATTATAACTCATTACTGTTTGTTGCCAGTTTGTTGTTTGCATCTTCGGTAAGATGCTATGAAGTAACTATTGGTAAACAAGGAGTCATTGAATTTTTAAACGAATCAGCGAAAAAAGCAGCGATGCTCTATCAGCTAGACAAACAAGTAGATTATTCAGTACATTGAAAGGAGTAATATATTATGAAATTGAGTGCAAGAACTTTGCAGATATTGAAGAATTTTGCTTCAATAAACAAGTCGATTGTTTTTCGGAAAGGAAATGTGTTATCAACAATATCTCCAAACAAGGAGATTTTGGCTAGGGCTCAAATCAACGAAACTTTCGACATTGAATGTGCGATATATGAATTACCGAGATTTCTTGGTACATTATCACTGTTTGATGATCCCGATATTCAGTTTGACACTAACCATCTGAAAATTATTGATGGCAAACAAACAATCAGCTTTTATTACACCGATCAAAAAATGATTGTGGCTCCTTCCGATAAAACGATATCGTTGAGTAATGCTGAAATAAACTTCAAAATGGATCAGTCGACATATATCGGTCTGATGAAAGCATTAAATGTGTTGCAGTTGCCAGCTGTTTGTGTCCTGGGGGATCGTCAAACAGTCAGGTTAGCTGCCATGGATGTAGAGAAAAAAATAAATGATAGGTATGAAGTTGAAGTTGGAACAACACCGCATGAATTCAAAATGACGTTTAAAGGAGAACACTTTAAATTGTTGCCAGAAGATTACGAAGTGTCAATATCTGCTGGTGGAATATCTAGTTTTAAAGGTGGTGATATTCAGTATTGGATTGCTGTTGTTGGTAAGAACTCTACATTTACAAAGTGAAATTAAAATGATTCGTGATGATTTTTTGTGGACTGAGAAGTATCGACCTGAAACTGTTCAAGATTGCATTCTTCCAGCTGGTCTTAAACAAATGTTTCAACAATTTGTTGATGATAAAAATATACCCAACTTAATTCTATCTGGTAGGGCTGGCGTCGGAAAAACTTCTGTTGCAGTAGCTATGCTGAAAGAGCTTGGTTGTGATTATACGATAATAAACGGATCGTTGAATGGTAATATTGATACGTTGAGGAACGATATCATGACATTTGCATCAACTGTTTCGTTTACAGGGGGTCGTAAATATGTGATTCTCGATGAAGCTGATTACTTGAATCCGAATTCAACACAGCCTGCTCTTCGTAATTTCATGGAGGAATTTAGTCAGAACTGTGGTTTTATTCTCACGTGTAATCTGAAGAACAGGATTATTGAGCCCCTGCATTCACGTTGTAGTGTCATTGATTTCAAAATTGACAATAAAGAAAAGCCAAAGTTAGCAGCTAGTTTTCTTCGTCGAACAATAGATATTCTCTGCGCTGAAGGGATTGAATTCGAAGAAAAAGTTATTGCTACATTGATTACAAACCACTTTCCTGATTGGCGAAGGTCACTTAATGAACTTCAACGATATTCTGCTTGTGGTAAGATAGACGTGGGGGTTCTCACATCATTTAGTGATCAATCTTTCAAGCAACTGGTTGGTTTTTTAGCTGAGAAATCGTTTACAGGAGTACGTAAATGGGTTGGTGAGAATAATGATGTAGACAGCGCAGTTCTTTTTCGAAAGTTTTATGATAGTGCGTCTGAGTATTTGCAACCATCGAGCATACCTCAATTGGTACTAATTATAGGGGAATATCAATACAAAGCAGCGTTTGTTGCTGATCAAGAGATAAATTTGGTCGCATTCTTTACGCAGGTGATGGTTGATTGCGTATTTAAACAAACGAGCAAATAGAGCCAACATGAGCCCGTTTGATTTTATTAATTCCGTTTCTCATTCGAAAAAGGACATAATCCGCAATAGTGATAGTCCAGAATTGGCTGAAAAGCTCTATAAACCGTTCCTTGTCAATAAGGGTCTTTCTTATTTTCAAGATACAATAATGTTTAGCAATGAGATTAATCGTCTACCAACAATTGACAATAAGCTGCAATATGATTTTTATCTAAATAGTATTCGGCCGTTGAAGCGATATGCAAAATGGGTAAAGAAGGTAGACAGTGACGATTTTAATGCTATACAGGAGTATTTTCAGCTAAACAATAGTAAAACAGCGGAGGCGTTATCGTTACTTTCTAGTGATCAAGTAAACCTTATAAAACAAAAATTACAAAAAGGTGGAACATGAACATAGAAAGTTTAGTAGAAGTGACATTAATTGATGAAGATTCGTTTCTTAAAGTGAGAGAAACTCTGACTCGAATCGGCGTTGCATCTCGGAAAGACAAGAAGCTTTTTCAAAGCTGCCATATTCTTCACAAGCAGGGCAAGTATTACATTGTACATTTCAAAGAATTGTTTGCTTTAGATGGTAAATCTACAAATTTTTCAGAGGAAGATATCGGTCGTAGAAACACTATTGCTAACTTGCTGGCAGAGTGGGGACTCGTTAAATTGGTCAACGCGCAAAAATCCTCAGAAAACAAAGCACCTCTAAGTCAAATAAAGGTAATAACGTATAAAGAAAAAAATGAATGGGAATTAGTGACAAAATATAATGTTGGTAAACGATAGGAGTTATTATGCAACTGAGAGTGGTGAGGGGACTTGAACAAGATAGTTTAGATTATCATGTTTTATCAAATAGTGTTAATTCAATCAAAAACGTTCCTGGAATAGTATGCGAAATAGGAACGAGGCGTGGTGGAAGTCTTAAAGTAATTATAGACACGTTAATATCAAGTGAAAATCTAGGTCGTAATGTTGTTTGTATCGATCCATACGGTAATATTGACTATCCTCCTGGGGAGCTAGAGGGCAATAGACCTTTGAAGCTTGATTATACAAATGATATGCGGAATGAGACGTTGCCAGCCCTTTACGAATATTTGCAAGGGAAACCAGTTAACGTGGTGTTTCACTGTCTCGAAGACACCGAGTTTTTCGATCGATTTTCAGATGGTGTTCCGTTCTATAACGAATATAAAATCATTGAAAACACATATGCGTTGGTGTTTTTTGATGGACCTCACACGTTAGAAGCGCTCAAGAAAGAAGTTGATTTTTTTGATCCTCGGTCCGTTGCTGGTTCTATGTGGATTTTTGATGACGTGGAACTATATCCACATGATCAGTTAGAGCAAATACTTTTCGAAAATAATTGGGAGCTCATCGAAAAAACTCAACGAAAAGCCAGTTATATGAAAAAATAATTGTTGCCTCGCATCAAACTTTACTATATACTATCAGTGACTGCCGAAAGGAGTCACAATTTTAATTTAACTTGCTTAATAAGGAGATAAAAATGGGTAACATTAAATCATTAGCACAAGCGTTTGGTCAAGACTGGGCAAAAGAATTTGAGCCTTTTTATGTCGGATTTGACAATCATTTCAACAAATTATCGAAAATCCATGACGAATATTCGAAAAGCATTCCGGGTTATCCTCCGTATAATATTAAAAAAATCGATGAAAACCGATATGTGGTTGAGATGGCTGTAGCAGGGTTTGCAAAACAAGATATTGATATAACTCTCGAAGATGGAAAATTGATCATCAAAGGAAATACTAAAGATGATGATCAAAATTATTTGTTCAAAGGAATTGCAACTCGAGCTTTTACTCGTACGTTTGCATTGACAGACACTATTGAAGTCAAAAATGCAGATCTCGTCAATGGGATGTTAAAGGTATTTTTTGAACATATTATTCCTGAACATAAAAAGCCAAAAAAAATCGATATTAAACCAGACACAGTCGACAAATAACACATAACATTTCAACGGAAAAAAAATGTACATACTTAAAACAATTAAGTCAAAAATTACACAATTTATAAATTTTATTCATAAAGCGAGGCGATTTCAAGAATCGTCAAGAAGCAAATATAAAATTTCGTGATCAAAAAAGGGGCCTAGCCCCTTTTTTGTTGTCTTTGTATGTTGTTTGTAGTATGATATATAACTCTTTTTCCAAGGGTATAAATGATGCGATTTTATGTGAATGTCAGCTATGATATTAGAAAAAACTTATTTCATATTCGCGAATATGATAACGGTAAACGGATTGTACGTTCAGAGCGTTGTAGACCGTATGCTTTTGTAACAAATTCAAATCAAACATACAAATCTGACTATAAGACCCTCGATGGGAAATCAGTAGCAAAAGTATCTTTTGATTCGCGAAATGATTACATTGAATTTATAGAAAATCATACAAATGTAGAAAATTTCAAGTTCTACGGGTTAGGTGTTCGTCCGTTCGAGTTGATACACAATTTTATTAATGATGAATATCCAGGAACTATTGACTACAATTTCAATGCATTATCAGTAGTTGTTCTTGATATTGAGACTGATTCCGAAGACGGTTTTCCGAATCTGGAAACTGCCAACAAACAAGTGACAGCTATCACGATTCGTAAAAATAATAAACGAGTTGTTCTTGGACTTCAACAATACAAAAATCAGCAAGAGGACACGCAGTATTTTCAGTGTAAGAATGAAGAAGATTTGCTGAATAAATTCCTCATATTATGGAAATCTAGCCAATTTTCGCCAGATATTGTTACCGGTTGGAACATTGAACAGTTCGATATTCCTTACTTGTTCAAACGAATAGAACGAATATTTGATTACGATAAAGCAACAGAACTTTCTCCTTTCAAGCTGATTGATAAAAGAAAGTTTAAAACAACTTATGGTGAAACTGTAGTTTATCATCCAGCAGGAATTGCAATTCTTGACTATTTGAATTTGTACAAAAAGTTTTCTTACACACCTCAAGAAAGTTACAAACTTGATCATATAGCGTTCATGGAGTTAGGAGAAAAGAAGTTAGATTTTCGAGCTCTTGGTTTTGAAACGCTAGATGAATTTTACAAAAAAGATTTTCAGAATTTCATTAATTATAATATTAAAGACGTTGATCTTGTATATGATCTTGAACAAAAACTTAAATTGATTGAGCAAGTATGTGCTCTGGCATACGACGGTAAAGTTAATTTAATCGAAGCCCAGACGACTGTGCGAATGTGGGACGTTATTATTCACAATCATTTACGTAATAAGAAAATTGTAGTACCATTTTTTGAACCGTATGGAGATCAACAATCAACAATTGAAGATTCGGGAATACAGGGTGCGTATGTTAAAGATCCGCTGGTAGGACTTCATAAATGGGTCGTGTCGTTTGATCTTACTTCGTTGTATCCAATGTTAATCCAACAATACAATATTTCTCCAGAAACTTATGTTAATGCAAAATATGTTGAGATAGATGAAATAATTGAACAGGGATTGTCAAAAGATTTAACAAATTACCTTGTACAGAATAATTGTTGTATTACTGGAAAGGGAACAGTTTTTAAAAAAACTTTCCAGGGTTTTTTGCCTGAACTAATGGAAGAAAAATTTAATCAGCGTGATATAGCGAAGAGGAGTATGCTTGAAGCAAAAAAAGACCTCGAACTTATTAAAGTAGAAATGTCAAAAAGAGGTTTACAGTCATACTTTCAAGAAGTAAGATAGCAAAATATTGTTCTTGGAAATGTTTACATGAAAGAAAACAAACATATGAACTTACAAACTCTAACCGATGAAGAATTAATTAAACTTTATAAGCAAAGAATAAAGGATGCTGCTGCATTTCAAAACTTCCAACAAGCTAAAAAAATTCAGTTAAACTCTTTGTATGGAGCTTTATCAAACCGTTACATGAGATGGTTTGACCGAGCTTTAGCAGAGTCGATAACGTTGTCAGGACAACTTTCTATACGCTGGATTGAGAAAGCGACAAACCTATATCTTAATAGAGTTTTAAACACAGAGGATGTTGATTACGTTATAGCATGTGACACCGACTCAATGTATATTGATTTGGAAAAATTAGTGGAAAAACGTTGTAGCGGTACAACAGAGGACATTATTAATCAGCTGGATACAATATGCAGCGAAGAACTAACCCCAATGATAGATCAGCATTTTAATGAACTTTTTCATACAATGAATGCCTATCAACAAAAGATGAAAATGAAACGAGAAGCAATTGCTGATAAAGGCATATGGACAGGTAAAAAACATTATATTCTAAATGTGTTTGATAATGAGGGTGTCAGGTTTAAGCAGCCTAAATTGAAAATGCAAGGAATTGAAGCAATTCGTTCTTCAACACCTTCAGCATGTCGTGAAAGTATTAAAAAAGCTCTTGAAGTTATTATGGGAGAGGATGAACAATCAGTAATACAATACATCGAAGAATTCAAGAAGAAATTTGAAGCGTTACCGTTTGAACAAATAGCATTTCCTCGTTCTGTACAAAACATAAACAAATGGGTTAATCATGGCGAGATTAAATCGGCATGTCCTATACACGTAAGGGGAACTATTTTATACAACATGTTTGTAAAGAAATACAATCTTGAAGCTAAATATAATTTGATAAACGATGGTGATAAAATAAAATTTTCATACATGAAAATGCCTAACCCACTGCAAAATAATGTTTTTGCAACACCAGGTTTTCTTCCCGCTGAGTTAGAGCTCGAATCGTATATCGACTATGAAAAGCAGTTTGAAAAATCGTTTCTTGAACCTATTAAAACGATACTAACTGCTATAGGATGGAAAACAGAGAAACATTATACAGTGGAGGATTTCTTTCAATGATAATTAAACCTAACAAAAACGATCTTGATTTTGAGGATGATTTTGGATTTTCGGCTGTCAGCGAAGACGAACTAAAAGAAATTGAGAGAAAACTTCATCAAGATCTTCAAGTCAAATCTAAACAACTAGAACAAGTTGAAACAAATTACCAAGACAAACTGGAACAGCTGTACAAAGCAATTATGCCACTGTTAATTAATCTGTCAAAAAGTCCGGAAAAAAGTTATTTGTATTGGCCTAACCGTGTTGAAAAAGTCAAGGAATTCATTGAAAAAATTGATAGGATTGTAGAAAGTTGAACAATCACATCAATTATATAATTTTTATAATTGGACTCATTATAGCATCAGTAGCAGGATTTTATTCTGTTATGGGGCTTACTATGATTTTTGCTGGTGCATTTTGGCCAATTGTTGTTATGGCTTCAAGTATTGAGTTGGCTAAAGTAGCGTGTACATCATGGCTGTCTCGATATTGGTCAAATTCACCTGCAACTATCAGGTACTACCTAGCAGCCGCAATTATAGTTCTTTCGTTAATAACCTCTCTAGGTGTGTTTGGCTTCTTGTCGAAAGCTCATATTACAACAACAACTGTAATTGGTTCGTCTGATATTGAGGTTCAAACGTTAGAACAACAGCAACGCATTCTTAATGACCGATTAAAATATTTGCTGAAAAAAGCAGGGGATGATCCTGATCGGATAAGCAAAATGACAGACAGTCAAATTCAACAAACCCAAAAAGATCTCGTTGAGTTGAACAAAAAAATGTTGCCTTTGTTACAAGAAAGCAATAAAATGCAAGCTGAGATAGGTCCTTTGAAGTTTGTTGCTGAATTGATTTATGGTAGTGCTGATAGATCTATTATTGAGTCGTCTGTTAGACTGCTAATAATAATTATCGTGCTAGTTTTTGATCCATTGGCTTTGATAATGATACTGGCTGCAAATCATGGATTTAGACACACAGAGAAACAACAATTCGATATTGGTGATGGGGTTGTAATAGATAAACAAAAAATTCATGAGATTGATCTTAATTCGTTACATACTATAAAATGAAAACATTTATTGAAATTGGTTCTTGTGACTTCGAAAACAACGATCACCTTCTTGATGAGGGTTGGATAGGACATTTTATCGAACCTATTTCGTTTGTTAACGAATCACTTCAAAAAAAGATTCGTGAAAAGTATAACAAAAGACCGGTTGTTGCAAAGTTTCACCAATATGCGATTTCCGACTATAACGGAACTATTCAAATGAAGTATGTTAACCCAACAGCTAAAAATTGGTTACAATGGGTGAGGGGTATTAGTGCAATTGATAATGGTATCAATAATAACGGAATAAATGCAAGAGTGTGGAATACTAATGAAATTGAAACAACAGAAGTTCAATGCTACACGCTCGATACGTTTTTAGAGATGGCAGGAATAACAGAAGTAGATTTTATGCAGATTGATGTTGAGGGTCACGAGCTCAATATACTAAGAAACTATTCGTGGAAGATAAAACCGAAACGAATGAAGATTGAACATATGTGGTGTGGATGGGCACCAATCCATCTACTACTTGAACAAAACGGCTACAAATGTCGGGTTGAGATAGAGGACATTCGGGGTGAACTAATCAATGATTAAATTTACTATTACAATAATACCCGCTATCGTGCTTGCTATTATATTAGCTCTTTGCGCTCAACTGACACGTGTGTTACATATGTTAACAGCAATGTTTGCGTGGTGTCTAAGTGTAATTGTTTGTTGGGCAAATTCACCTTTGCTTGAAAAAACAACAACGTACGTTCTTTCTTGTGGCGAACTCTCCCGTTTTATAAATATAAAGCAGAAGGAACATCATGTAGAAAGACAGGAAAAACACCATGCAAAAACAAAGAAGGTTTAATAGAGAGTCGTCGTGGCGCTGTGTTGAATATTGGTTAGCCAAAGGATATTCACTTGATCAGGCTCATAAACAAATATCGAATAAACAATCAGAAATTTCAGTTAAACAAAAAGGAAAAATAGTAACAGATACAGCAAGATCCAATCTGCGAGCTGCAGCATTAAAAAGAAACACGGAGGAATATTGGTATGAGCGTTACGGGGATAATGCTGAGAGTTACCGGCTTGCGTACAAGAAAAGACTCTCAGAAAATGGTCGCAAGTCTGCTAAAAATAGAAATAATCTAACATCAACCCCGCGCCGGAAAGAATTTTGGATGAAGCGTGGATATACCGAAGAACAAGCCAAAAACAAAGTATCGGATACTCAAGCTACATTTACACTTGCAAAATGTGTGGAAAAATATGGTGAAGAATTGGGTGTTGAAATATGGAACAAACGCCAACAAAAGTGGCGAAAATCATTTGAGCAAAATGATATGGAACATATAAAATTAAAGATGCGTAATAATGCAAGTCCTGGATTTTACTCGCTAGACAATGTACCAACATATGATTTATTATTTTATTTGCTGCTTATTAAAGAAAAAGAAGAACAGTGGATAAAATATGGTTTGACTAAACATAACGTAACCAAAAGGTGGGGAAGAACGGGAAGAAAATTAAATTATACTATATTATATCAAAAACGTTTTGAACCACGTGTTGCAGTTAACATGGAAACGTCAATAAGGGAACGTTTTGGTAAACAACATGATTCATCATATTTTAAATTGACAGAGCTCGTTCAACCTACAAAAATATTTGAGTTGTGTGAAATTATTAGTCCGTTTGATAGCACCGTAAAGGAGATAATAAATGAGCAATTTTTTTAGAGATTTAGTTGATAGTATTAAAGATGAAAATACGGTAATTGCTGCGGATGGTAGCAGTAGTGCAGAATTTAGTGATTTTATCGACACCGGTAGCTACATGCTCAATGCTGTTCTCTCAGGTAGTATCTATGGTGGTGTACCTGATAATAAAATTACAGCGTTTGCTGGTGAAAGTGCAACGGGTAAGAGTTACTTCGTTCTTGGGGTCGTCAAATCTTTCCTCGACTCAGACAAAACAGCAGGAGTCGTCTACTACGACACGGAAGCAGCAATCACAAGAGACATGATGGAATCGCGGGGTATTGATACTGACCGAGTAATTATTTCCGAACCAGATACTATTCAGAAATTCAAAACACATGCGTTGAAGATGATAGAGGCTTATGAAAAACAGCCAGAAGATAAACGACCGCGAATGATGTTTGTTCTTGATAGTCTTGGGCTTTTGTCGACCACAAAAGAAATGGAAGACTCATTAGAAGGTAAAGATACAAGAGACATGACAAAAGCACAAACGATCAAAGCAGCTTTTAGAGTGTTGACCCTGAAATTGGCAAAAGTTAAAGTTCCTATGCTTGTTACAAACCACGTTTATTCTGTAATTGGATCTCATGTTCCAACAAAAGATATAGGGGGAGGGTGTTTAGTTTGGGGGACTAAGATTCGAACAGTTGGTGGGGTTGTTGAGATTCAAGATGTTAAAATAGGAGACAAAGTTTTAACTTTAGAGGGGGAACGTGAGGTTGTTAATACGTTTGAGTTCAATGATAAAGAGGTGTTTGAAGTTGGATTCGAAGACGGTACATTAGTTAGGTGTTCTGCTGATCATAAATTCTTATCAGATGGTAGCTGGATTTCCGTTAAAGAAATCATCGAAAACGGAGTTTTACCTAACGTAGAGAAGGTCTAAAATACGTATTTTATAAATACCCGTAGGAGGTACAATCATGAACCACTACGTGTATAGAATAACATGCCTAATTACTAAGAAACATTATTATGGGGTAAGGTCCTGTGAAGCAGATCCTTGTTTAGACTTAGGAAAAAAATATAAATCTAGTTCCAATGTTGTCTTAATGAGTATAATGCTTTATGGTGCAGAGAAGCACAAGTTCAAAATTGTGAGAAAATTCAAAACTAGAATGGACGCAATGTTATTTGAGTGTTTTCTACATGAAAAATTCAATGTAGATTTGAATCCTAAATTTATGAATAAAGCCCGAAACAGAACGACGAGGGCTTATTTCTCTGCGCCTGGTAATCAAAATCCCTGTTGGGGTAAGCGGATGATGTTTCTAGAACGGGATGTCATTTTTGTGAAACCAGAAGAAATAAATTTGTATAAAGAACGGGGATATGTTTTGGGTAGACCAGAATGGCTTAAAAATTATGGCAGAAAAGGTAAGCTAAATTCTTTTTACGGAAAAAAACATTCAAATGAAACAAAAATATTACTTAGAAAAAAACGGTCTAAGCCTATAAAGGTGTTTATGACTGATGGTAGAACTATAGAACTTGGAAGCAGATTGGAGCTGGGTAGTGTATTAAATATGTCTGCTAGTTTAGGGGCCAGTTTAGTAACGCGTAAACGCCAGCATTTGTTCAAAAAATATGGAATAGAAAGTATAGAGGTGATCGGTGAAAATATCCTACATAAAGAAGATTGAGAAGGAAAAAGTATATGACATTACTGTTGAAGAGCAACACCACTATATTCTTGAAAACGGTGTCGTCACTCACAACTCAGGGCTCAAGTATGCCGCTAGCACAATAGCAATGCTTTCGAAGAAAAAAGAAAAGGATGGTGATCAAGTTGTCGGAAATATTATCAAGATCAAAACCTACAAATCGAGGATGTCAAAAGAAAATAGAGAAGCGAGTGTGTTGCTAACATATTCGAAAGGACTAGACCGATATTATGGTCTTATTGATCTTGCAGAGAAGTATAATATATTCAAAAAAGTGTCAACACGGTATGAGTTGCCATCAGGGGAAAAAGTTTTTGGTAAAACAATTAACGAAGATCCTGAAAAGTACTACACAGAGGATATTTTGAAACAACTTGATGAGGCTGCTGCTAAAGAATACAAATATGGAGTTTAAATGATTGAAAACTTGATTCTCAAGAACTTAATTTATAATGAACAATACGCAAGAAAAGCATTACCATTCCTTAAGAGCGAATATTTTCAACAGGTATCAGATAAAACTGTTTTTAAAATAATAGAGAAACACTTTACAACTTTCAACAAATGTCCTACAGTTGATGTGTTGTTAATTGAATTAGAAAGTGCATCAGGTCTCAACGACGATCAATTTAAGAACACGTCTAATGCTATAACTGAGTTTAAGCCAACAGACGAAGATCTTGACTGGTTAGTAAATACGACCGAGAAGTTTTGTCAGGATAAGGCTATTTACAATGCCATCATGGATTCAATTAAGATAATTGATGGTAAGGAACGTAAAGACAAAGGTTCGATACCAGAGTTGTTATCTGATGCACTTGCTGTTTCATTTGATAGTCATATTGGTCATGATTTTATCAACGACAGCGAAGAGCGTTACAAATCTTATCATGATAAACAACCAAGACTACCGTTCGATCTTGACTATTTCAATAAAATAACTAAAGGGGGTTTGCTCGATAAAACCCTCACAGTGGTTCTTGCGGGATGTGTACATCCGGATACAAAAATACGTGTTAGAATTAGAAAGTAACCCCGGTCCCAGCAAACTTTTTATAAATAGCATAAAAGCGCTTTTATGCATAAAGGAGGCTGGTATGAAAAAAATATACGAAAAGGCTTTATCGATAATTACAGAACAAGCAAAAAATCGGGCTTATTTTGATGGATGCCATAAACATAGGATAATTCCAGGATATCAAGGTGGAGCCTATACTGACAACAACGTGCTATTCCTTACACAAAAGGAGCACTCGCTAATCCATTTTTTAAGATGGAAACTGCATGGGGATTCTAGAGATAAACGTGCGTTTAAAATGATTGGTGTAGGTCCTTCAGGCCTTTCTTATCAAGACAGGATTGATCATGGAAAATATTGTTACAAGTCAAAGTTGGGTATACACGGGGTCGATAAACAAACAAGATCTAATTGGCAGAAGAAAGGAATGCAAACTCAGCGGATATTGGCTGAGAGAGGTGTCAAAAACTGGTTTTACTGGTCAACCATCGAAGGACGTCGAGAACGTTCTAGACTTGGAGGAATAGCTAGCTATGGGAAAAATCATCATTTTCTCAAACAACAAGGTGCTTTTAAAGACAAAAGCAAGGCCTCTGCTGCAGCTAAAAAATCGGCTAAAAAGCCAGTCACTGATGGTAACGGCACGCTTCGTAAGTTTCAAACTGACGAGCAAGTAATCAATTTTTTAAGGGAAAACCCTACATGGAGAAGAGGATGTCCTACGAAGAAAGAGAAATTAAAATCGGTGAAGTAAAAATGCTGCTCGAGCAAGGTTATAGCATTGAAGTTGATTCACCTGATGGCTTTGTCCCTGTATCATTGTTTGTTGACAAAGGACGTTGGGAAGAATATTGTCTTGAACTTGACAATGGAGAGATTGTCAGGGTAAATCAAAATCACCTATTCGAGACTGATCGAGGTTGGAAATATGCTAAAGACATATGGCATGAGCAGACAATTGTTGGGTATGTCCCGTACCAATATTTGTGCACCGACGGATGGCACAACGGAAGGATTAAATTCACAGGAAATACAATTCCCATTGTAGATATTCAAGTAGAGCATGAAAATCATCGATATTACACCAATGGTGTATCATCCCATAATACAGGTGTGGGAAAATCTCTTGCAATGTGTCATTTTGCTGCTTATAATCTGATTGCTGGTAAGAATGTACTTTACATTACGCTAGAAATGGCGGAAGAACGAATAGCAGAACGTATTGATGCAAATCTTTTGAATGTTGCTATCGATGAACTCTCAATGTTGCCAAAAGAAACGTATCTGAAAAAAATCGAAAAGATTAAAAGCAAAACCCCTGGACGGTTGATTATAAAGGAATATCCAACAGGTGCTGCGGGAGCAAATAATTTTAGGTTTCTAATCAACGAGTTAAAACTTAAGAAATCGTTTGTTCCTGATATTATTTACGTTGATTACCTAAATATCTGTATGTCGTCGAGATTGAAGCTCTCAGGAAGCGTTAATAGTTACTCTTATATAAAGGCAATTGCGGAAGAACTACGGGGATTGGCAGTAGAGTGTGATTTACCAATAGTAACAGCTACACAGGTGAATAGAACTGGTTTTACAAGTAGCGATATTGGTCTTGAAGACACGAGCGAGAGTTTTGGATTGCCAGCTACAGCAGATTTAATGTTTGCTTTGATATCGACTGAGGAATTAGCAGATCTCAATCAGATTATGGTCAAACAATTGAAGA